CTTTTTGTTCTGATGCAAATTTAATCATTGATGCATAGGATGGTCTATCAGAGCGGAAAACAGCACCGCTTGGCTTGCTTGCCAGTGCCAGTGCCAGTGCCTCCATTTGCGCCCACCATATACCACGTTCTGGTTTTTCTGCAATCAGAGATAACACTTGTGCGCCACCTTTAAGAAAACAAAGGTCACAATTCCCATGCATGGTCACTCCATTCATGTTTGGCAATTCAAGGTCAAATGATTGATTGCGCCAAAACTCACCAACAGTTTCTTTTGTCACCCCAGCAGTTACTAATGGAATTCTTGATTTGTCTGCAATCTTAGCGGCTCTACGCTGTTCATCAGCCCTCATGCCAATCCAATCCATTGTTTCGTTATGGTCAGTCCAGCCAGTAGATTTCAAATATTTGTGGATGCTACGAATTTTCAATTCTGAAGTGCAGAATCTAGTAACTGGATTTGGAAGATACTGACGCTTGCGAATCAATGCTTCAAATGGTTCACCATTCCTAGAGGCAGTTTCATAATTCACGACAGCAAAAGCAGGGTCTGCATCACGATACTCAACCCATGTAATTGGCACATTCCAGTTGACAGAGCAATCATTGACAAATTTCAAAGTTGCTTCCTCCTCTTTGCCAGTATTCGCAAAAATAACCTTTGCGTTGGGGGGGGTATTCCATTATTAGCGTCTAAAATACGCCACAGCATATAGGCACTAGTCCTACCGCCTGAAAAGCTAATACAAGTCGGTTCTTTAATTTCAAATGGATTAGCCATTGCGATACCCCCAAAGTGCAATCAAACTGGCATCTGATCTGCCATCATCCTTGACCCTCTTGAACAGGGCTAGATGGTCAGGGAACAACTCCATAGCCCTTGCTCTTGACCCATCCTTGCCACCTACCACGCCCATAGCCTTAATCCATGTCTGTGGAGTCATCAGGGTGGTCTTGATGCGTAAGGCTGTCAATGCTCCCTCAACGACACCAAGACTGCGCCCAAGAGAAAAGACTGAAGTCACACCTTGCCCACTCATTGCAAACACCTTTTCTACATACGCCTCTGTAGGGTCAAGTTCCTTGATGATGTCCACCAACTCAGGCACTGACACCTGACGCTTGTTCTTGCCGTTGCGGGTGAGGGTGACTGTGGGCATATCCTCCACCCTGACCAGTTCTCCATCCACAATCAAAGCTAGAGCACCATTTAAGCCACAGTCAATGCCAATGGTGCGCCTAGTCATGCAAACCTCTTGAAAATGCGTGACCAGATGTAACCACCGCCAACCTTGGCAATGAATTGCAATGCAACAATCTCAAGCATCAAGCCGCCAAAGGCAACAGTTGGAAAGACAACAGAGTCAACCAATGCGCCAGCAGTATTTGAGCCATTGACACGCACCATCCAATCCTTGCCTTTGAGGTACTGATACGCAACCGCATCAGCTACCATCGATAAACAGAATGCCGCCAAGGAAGCAAAGGCAATCATTCCTGTTGCTGGATTGATGGCATAAGAAACAATACTGGCAGTAGCAATAAGACCGCCCATCTTTATGGCTAAGTTTTCACCCTCCCAGAGATCGTGCAGTTTGTCTCTTAAAGATAAATCTAGACCGATCAAGACAAAGGCATTGACAAGACTAAACCAGACTCCTAGCCAAGCAACCAATAGATTTGCGACAACCAATGCGGCAATGTAAATAAATGCGTAAATCATAATAAAACCCCTTGTTCAACTTGATGAAAACCCCAAACTGGCGGTGCGTTATGTGCCTCAATCCTACTTCTCATCACTTGCGCTCTTGCCTCTTTGGTTGGTGGTGGATAGTTGCCATGTCTCCACTTTCCATCCATTCCAACACTGCGAGCTATGTTGGTTGAATCAGCAGACGCAAATGGTAGTTTTGTAAAGATCGATGGATCAAGCATTCGTAAACCATGCAATTTACAACATGGTATACCTTGCTCATCACAAATTACCCTCATTGCCTGACCAATTTTTGACCACCATTGAAAAGTTCCAATTGTGGAATATTCGCCAGAGCTACCAATGCAGACCCGAACATAGGAATTCGCCAGTTGCTCAAGCCTTTCAAGTGATTCATGCATATGCCATACAGGTGCGCCAAACCAGTTAGGCAAAGGGCTATCACGCAACAAAGCATCATTGTCCTGCTCTGTGCCATCAATGACATCAGGTAAGACTGCAAAGTCACAGGATGGGATTTTCTTGAGGTTCAATGCCCAATCGTAAAAAGGTTGCCAATTAACAACAGGGTTGCCCGACTTCCATGCACTGAATGCCCCATTATCAATAGCAAAGGATTGACAGACATCTATTGCGGTTGACAGTTGATCTGGATGGGCAAAGGAAACAAAGGCATGACCAGCCTGTACAGCATAGTTTGCAACAGGGGTTGGAGTGATGGGTAGCCCATGATAGTGAATCAAGAAATTAACTCCTTAATCGCCTTAAAACGGCTCTGAATCAGGGAATCTACCGACTCATCTAGCCGCCTGATGGTGGTGACAAGTGGTATGGTTTTACCTGTGGCATATCTGGAGACTTGGGCAGGGTGAAAGCCAGCATGACGAGCAACATCGGTGATGGTGTAGCCAGCCACTTCAGCCTTTTCCTTAATGTTTTCAATGGTTTGCATAGTTTGTGTGTTCATAGTGGTGGGGGAGTCTAGAGACTTTCAACCCATTGGTCAAGCCTTTTGTGATTTAATAGTTGAGTTAATTGTGGGGGATTAGTTAAATAGTTGTTGACTACCTGATTGACTTCTATATGATTGGCAACATCAACAACGCAACCCAAGGAGATTTCCAAATGACAAACGCAACACAAACAACTGCTCAAGAAGAACGCAACATCAATATGTATGGAGTCGCTGATATTGATGCTTATGTGGAATCTGTCAAAGAATCCATCACATACCAATTAACAGGCGCAAACATGGTTGTGGCTGGCTTGATGTCTGATGCTCAAGAATTGATTGCTGGTGGCGCACAAAACAGTAGCCGCCAAACACTCAACATTGCCAAGCACATTTTGTTTTTGATTATGGATGGCGAATTGATTGGTACTGTAGAACGCAAGTAACCCCAAGGGGCGCAAGCCCCATCTTTCAACCTAAAAGGAGAATTGAAGATGCGAGAGATTGACGATTCAGAAGCAGAGGAGATCAAGTCTGAGGCTCGTCACCTCAGACGCTACCAACATCTCCTGTCTCTGCACCCCGATTGCCGTGACCCTGACCACCCAACCTGTGAACTCTGTGAGGAGAATGATGATGACGCTTAAGCAAATCCTGCAAGCCACCCTAGTGGGCTTGATTCTGGCTGTGCCTTTCCTGATTGAGATTGCAAAGGAGTTGGTGAAATGACATCCCTCCAAGACTTCTGCCAAGAGCCTCGCACCATGCAAGAGTTGGAAGAGGCAGGGTTCAAGCCTCATAGCGTCTATAACGCTGTCAAAAAGGGTGAACTCAAGAATGTCAAAGCCACAGACGATTGGGGGCGTAGAACGCATGGCAAGGGCTTGTTCTTGTCCACTGTGACCATTGCACCCATGAACTTCACCGCACTTCAATCTGCATGGAATATTCGACAACCACAAGGAGAAACAGCATGACTATGGAAAAAGAATTGGAAGAACTGATTGCCAAGATTGCGCCCTCAAAAGACATCGCTGGTAGCTTTATGAGTCGTGACCAGATCATCCAACTCATCCGCAAGGTGGCAGTTGAGTCTTCTTTGATTGGATACGCCAATGCTGAGAGATCGACTAGAAACAGGATGGAAAAGAAACTCAAGATGGTGGAGGAGGAGCTAACAATCATCAAAGAACAACTCAAAGACGCTGAGTTGGAACTGATTGCGACAACCAAATGAACCACTGGCGCAAGGTCATGGTGGCATTGCTTTGTGCTGGCGCATTGCTGTATTTCGATGGCAAAGATCAAGGGGTGACCAATCATGCTAGAAACCATAGTAAATTTCATGCTGATAGCGATATTCGCATTCGCCTTGGGCGTAGCAGTGTGCGTAGTGTTTGTTTTGTGGCTTCTAAGAGAAAGCGAACGAGAGTGAAATGTCCAGTTTGTAACCAGTGGGTTAGCACCCTTGAGACTCGTCAAAGGTCTGATGGGTCAACCTATAGACGCTATGAGTGTGCAAACTTACACCGATTCGTGACCAAGGAAAAGGTTGAAAGAGTTTTGGTCATCAGCCACAGCAAAAGGAAAAAGGCATGAACTGGCGAGATTTAACGATTAAATATGTCAAGGATTTGCTCAGAGCAAAGACACCTCTTGAGGTGGTGCAAAAGGAACTCATTGAGGCACAACTTGCCAAGTTGCAAGCAGAAACCTCAGTTGAATACTCTCAGTCCATTGTGAACTACAACGAGCAAAGAATATCCAGACTGAACAAACGAATCTTGGAACTTCAGGAGACAGAACATGAATGAATCGCTGAACCGCAAAAGACAGATTGAGGAGTACAAGACCCAACAAGAGGTTTATGACGAGTTGAGAAACGACATTTTGGAAGAAGTGGCAGTCGAGATTGAGAAGATGCAAGGATTTGGGAAAGATACCTTGAGTTCATTTGGGATTTTCATCAGGAGGATGAAGCGATGAAACTCATTAACCAAGACAAATTTTCCTTGGAATTGCATGGGCAATTAATGTGTGCGGTTTGCAATAAGTCAGTCGATAAGATTGAATATATACGAGACCCTTACTTTAGAAATGGTGTCAATTTTCGGGCGTATTGCCATAGCGAAACAGAAACAATATTTCTTCCAGAGGAACTTATTTGGGACAGCAGTATAAGTTTTGGTAAAGCCTTTCTGTCACAACCACAATTGGAGAAGCAACCATGAGACAAATTTACATTTGCGTCCAATGCAAACGCCAAATTCTGACAATCATTACACGATGCCCATATTGCGGAGGTAACCCACAATGACACAAAAAAAACCGAAAGAGGACAAATTATTTGAAAGCGTTGAACAAATGAGCAAAATCGCACAAGACTTGGTTAGACGAAAGACAGAATTGTCACGGCACAAGCCATTGACTGATGAGGAAATTGACCATATTTACACAGGCATACGGGCAATCCACCATGAGATTGATTCATATGTATTTGCCCGAGCCATCGAAGCCAAGTTGAAGGAGAAGAACACTTGATGTTCTTAATCAAAAAACGCAAATTGGTGCTTGACTTATTCACTTGTCAACAACAAGTTTTTGATGCGGCTAAACCAAGAATAGCATCACAATTTTTTCCTGATTGGTGGAAGCAACTTAAAACTCAGATGCCTGATACGCCATTAGTTCCGCAACCAACAATGAAAAGATGTATGGGGTTTGTTGACCACTTTAAACATGGAATCATTATTCCAATGTGGTCAGACTTCAGAATTCAGTTAAGTGAAATTGGAACTCAAAATCATCATGCGCTTTGCTCTGATGGATATACGCCTGTTGTTCAACACTCAACTGGTCAGCGTGGTGGATTTGCACCAGCAGATCAATACTGCAACATAAAACTAGAAAGCCCTTGGACGGCAAGATGCAATGAAGATGTTTATTTCAAATGGGAACAACCTACATGGAATATGAACAATCTAACTGCTTATGTGGTTCTACCAGCCACAGTAGAATTTAAATATCAACACTCTATCAATGTTCATTTGATGTTTCCAAGATTAGAAATACCTGTGATTCGACAAATCAATTTTGGGACTCCAGTTGTGCATTTAACACCATTAACTGAACGAGAACTTGATGTGCGACATCACATGGTTACTCCTATTGAATACCAAAACTTTTTGTTTGGCAAAAGAATCACATTTTTGAATTCGTACAGAACTTATCGCAGAGAGAAAGAAAAAAATGAAGTCAGCATTCGACTATAAGTGTCAGCCATCTGTTTGGCTGAGTGACGAGAAGATGAAACGCTTCAAGCAGGGTGAGGAGTTCGCCAAGCGTAAACAAGACAAGCGTGACATCAACGAAAAGAACCAAGTATTTATCTATTCCAAAGCACTGAGTCACAAGAAATGATTGTCAAGATACGCACCTTCTATGGTAGACAAAGGGGTCTGCGAGGAGAGAGACAAACTAAGGTTGACCAAGGCGTAGCTTGGTTGTGCCAAAAGTGTGGTGAGGTGATATTGTTTGAGCACCTCATCCACAAGCACTTTTGCAAGAGACTGCTTACGCTACGAGTCCATTCAGATACTGAGTCTTCCCCGCCACCTTGACAGCAGTCAGTTCTTGTTTCTTCAGATTGTTCGGGTCATAGCTGACATGCACCCAGCCGCTGTCTTGGATGCCGGCTGTGTAGAACTCAAGGATCAACTGGGTGTACTCTAAGTTGTCCATGATCCATTGCGCCAGATCGGGATTGGAGACTCCATTTATCTCAATATCAGCGGCTTGACCTTTGCAGTGGTCAGAGGTCTTACTACCGCCCACTGCCGCATTGGATTCAGGACTACGATAGCCAGAGTTAACAGTCACCGACTTACCAAAGTGTTCACGCACAGGTTGCAGAACATTCTCACACAAGAGTTTAAGGTTCTCAATGGTTGCCTCATCAGGTGTATTGTCCAGACCCAGACGAGTGGCGGTGTCTGACTTGGTGAGTTCTTTGAGGGTGAAGTTGGCTGATAAGTTCATGGTTTTCCTTTCAGGGTTTGGTAGATGGATTGGTAGGCATCGATACAGGCATTGAGTTGTCTGGTGTTTGCGTCTCCTTGCTCGGTGATAGCGACAAGAGATTTAGCAACCTCTCGGTCAAGTTCGGCTGTTGCTTGAACGCTATCTCTGGGGGGAGAGGTGGAATCTGTGGGGGTTGGTATGGGGCAGTTGGTTGCCTTGACAGGAATCCGCAACTTGAGAGCACCAGACTCAAGGTCAGAATTGCGCTTTTGTTGAGCGAGTTTTGCATCTTGATTTGCTTTCTGAAGTTTAGTGGCTTGGGTTTGAATTGCTGAGACTAGGATTTGTTCCTTCTGCCTAGCCTCGGCATTGAGGGCGGCTATTTCAAGTTGCTGACGAGTCACCTCATCATGCTTGCCCTTGTAATAGCCACCGCCAAACGAACTCATCACCGCCATCAGGATGCCCAACAGCATCCAAGGATTGAACAAACTCATGGTGCGGGTGGCTCGTCATTGTCTGTAGCGTCTGCCTTGGCTATCGCCTTGGCACTGGCTGAGACAGCAGAACGACCAGCGACACCACCCAAAACACCAGTGATGAACACCATGATGGTGTTGATCTGTTGGGTGTAGACCTTATCAATTGCCGCCATGCCATTCATGGGTTGCGTCACAAAGGAAACGCTATAGAGAAACATGGCTACAGAGCCAAGGAGAATCATTGTCAGGGAAAAGATGACAATTGCCCAAATTCGGACTTCAATCTCTTCAGCAGTCATTCGGTTGTTTGGTTTAAATCCTACTGTTGGCATTACTTTTTCTCCTGTTCAGGTTTGACGAGTTGCTCTGGGCAAGTACCTGTAGCGGTACAGATTGGGGGTTTACATTCGGCATTTTGCCAATTCTGGGGGTCTTGGCACTTATATCTAAACCTATCCTCACAGGCAGACAATAGAACCAGTGCCATCAAGCAAACTATTTTCATTTCTCTTTCTCCCTTTCCTTCTGTTCAACCTGTCTTCTAAGCCGTTCAACTTTTTCAAGTTGTTGCTTTGCCTCGTTCTTAACTTCAAGCACATCTAGGTACAGCATTGCGCCCAATGGAAGTAAGAGTGCAATCAACACACAGCAGGCTATCCAAGCAATCACTTCTTCCCCCAATGGCTTACGAACACGAACCACAGCCACAGGTAGAGGAGGAATATAAAAGTCACTGTCACCGCCCCTAGCTTTGCTTGTAGGTTTCTTTCTTCCTCCTTGCGTAGCCATTGTTCTTGCCTCTTGAGAGCCTCTTCTTTCAACCTTGCCTGAGTTTGCTCCTCCTCAATCTTGTCCTTCATGTCGTACACAGAACTGTACAAAGCACCCATCTCTGGGGGCGCACTGTAGACGAGACACTCACGAATCTGAATCACCAATCTATCCATCTCTTGTTGCGCCATCACCCTTTTTAGAGCCGCCT